TTTCTTTGAGTCAAGAACGGTAGAATATCAAAAAGCAAAATTAAATGAGACAATCTCCTTCGAGGAAGATTTCTAATATTAAAACAATATGATGTCATTAAAAATTAAAAAAAGAAACGGTGAGGACGTATCATTCAATCCTCAAAAAATCTATAATCGAGTTAAACGTGCGGCTAAAGGATTGAACGTAAACTCTGATGAAATCTTCATCAAAGTTATTACATCGGTCCCAACTGAAGGACTTATTACAACTAAAGAGTTGGATAAATTGGTCTACGAAATTGCTGCCGCATATACTGGTAGTCACCACGACTACTCAAGGCTAGCTTCGTCAGTTGCGATTTCTGCGTACCACAAAGAAACCAATGATAGTTTTTGTGAAACTATTATGGAGTTACATTCAACTGGTGTAATCAATGACAAGTTAGTTGAAATGATGAATACTTACGGTCATGACAAAATTGATGAGGTTATTAATCACGAAAATGATTATAACTTTGATTACTTTGCTTGGCGTTCATTACAAGAAATGTATTTACTAAAAACTCCACAAGGTAAAGTAATAGAAAGACCACAACACATGTATATGAGAGTTGCTTTATGGGTAACAAACTCATTTGAAGAGGCGGTCGAATATTATCATTCATTATCGAACCAACTTATTTCACCTGCAACACCAATCATTATTAATTCAGGTACAAGAGTTCCTCAGTTAGCTTCTTGTGTTTTACATTATAACAATGATGATTCACGTAATGGATTATTGAATACTTTAAACGATATATCAACTTACTCTTCAGATGCTGCGGGTATCGGATTGGCGATGTCTAATATTAGAAGTAAAGAAAGTCGTATTAATTCATCAGGTGGATTTGCGGGTGGATTGTTAAAGTATTTGAAAATTGTTAACGAATCGTTGAGGTTCTTTAACCAACAAGGAAGACGACCTGGTAGTGCCGCCATCTACATCGAACCATGGCACAAAGATGTTATGGACTTGTTAGATATCAAAAAGAACACTGGTGCAGAAGAATTAAGAGCGAGAGATTTATTTACAGCTCTTTGGATTCCTGACAACTTTATGAGAGCGGTAAAAGAAAGTTCTGATTGGTATTTGTTCTGTCCTAACGACATTATTAAGGCGGGTATTAAACCACTCCAAGAATGTTATGGTGATGAATACGAAGAAAATTATAACAGAGCTGTTGAATTAGGTCTTGGTAAAAAAGTTAAAGCTCAAGACATTTGGACCAAAATTATCGAATCACAAGTTGAAACTGGTGTCCCTTACCTATGTTCTAAAGATAATGCTAACAAGAAAACAAACCACCAAAACATTGGCGTGATTAAACAATCAAACCTTTGTAATGAGATTTATCAATACACCGATGAAAAAACTACTGCAATCTGTACATTATCTTCAATGGTATTGAAAAACTTTATTGAGAAAGGTGAATTTAATTTTAATCTACTTTATAGTGAAGTAAGAAAAGTTGTTGGAGCTCTTAACAAAGTTATTGATATTAACAGTTATTCAACTGAAAAAGGTAGAAAAGGTGGATTAGACCAAAGAGCAATTGCTATCGGTACTCAAGGTTTGGCTGACGTATTCTATTTGATGGATTACATCTTCACATCTGAAGAGGCTAAGAAATTAAATAAAAACATTTTTGAAACTATCTACTTCGCGGCAATCACTGAAAGTATGGAATTATGTAAAACAATGATACACAAACCATACGCTCACTTTAAAGGTTCACCAATGTCAAAAGGGGTATTCCAATTTGATATGTGGGGGTTAGATTATGAAGGATTAAGTGGTCTTTGGAATTGGGATTCTTTAAAAGAAGAAGTTAAAACTTACGGTGTTTGTAACTCATTATTCACGGCTCAGATGCCTGTAGCGTCTTCGGCTAAGATTACAGGTTCATTTGAAATGACAGAACCAGCTCACTCAGCGTTATTCAACAGACGAGTAGTTGGTGGAGAGATTATGATTGTAAACAAATACTTGATTAATGACTTTGAAAAAATTGGTGTTTGGAGTGAAGACTTAAAAAATGAAATAATCATAAATGAAGGTTCAATTCAAAACATTAACTTCAATAATCACCTTGATGCTGAAGATAAAAACTATACTAAGAAAGTTAAAAGAATTGAACACTTAATTAGTAAGTACAAAACAATTTGGGAGATTTCACAAAGAGAATTGATTAACATGGCGGCTGATAGAGCACCATTTATCGACCAATCACAATCAATGAATATCTACATGGCTAATCCAACATTGTCTAAGATTACTTCATCACATTTTCATTCATGGGAAAAAGGTTTGAAGACATTATGTTATTATGTTAGAACTAAGGCAATTTCAACAGGAGCTAAACACTTAGCGGTTGATGTATCAAAAATACAACAATTTAAAACCAAAGTTGAACAACCAAAAGTTGAGATATATGAACTAACTCAAAAACCTGAAGATAGTCCTTTTGATTGTTTTGGATGTAGTTCCTAATTTGAAAATCCCGATTCATTCGGGATTTTTCATTTTTAATCTATTTAAAGAAAAATAGATAGTATTATATTTATAGTTTTGGCAGATGGAATTACTTATGGTATAAATTTTCCCTTTAGGGATTCTAGACGAGGTGACTACTTAGAACTTACCGAGCTACAGTCTCAAGAGATTAAGGCCGATTTAATACATTTATTATTAACAAGAAAAGGTTCTCGATATTTCTTACCTCAGTTTGGAACAAGACTTTATGAGTTTCTATTTGAGCCATTTGACGGACTTACATTTAATGCGATAGAATCTGACATAAGAGATGCTATTGAAACATTCATGCCAAATTTATTGGTTAATAGTTTAAGTATTACTCCTGCGGATGCTCAAGAAGAAGTTGACATTGCAACAGGTCAAAATCTTTTAGGTACAAGTGAATCATCCGTATACCGATTCCCTGGTAAGGGCACGTCAGAATATACCGCAAAAATAAGATTAGATTATTCAACCAATGGTTCTACATTTGGTCAGAGTGATTTCGTGATTATCAATATTTAATATAAATGGCAAATAACAGAATATCGTACGCAACCAGAGACTATCAGTCAATTAGAACTGAACTCTTAAATTATACTAGAACGTATTACCCTGATTTAATTCAAGACTTTAATGATGCTTCGGTATTTTCTGTTTTCATTGATTTAAATGCTGCAATTGCAGATAACTTACACTACAACATTGATAGAAGTGTTCAAGAGACGGTATTACAATATGCACAACAAAGGTCATCAATTTATAATATTGCCAGAACTTACGGGTTAAAATTACCAGGTCAAAGACCATCAGTTGCGTTAGTCGATTTCTCAGTTACAGTTCCAGCATTTGGAGATAAAGAAGACGAAAGATACTTAGGTACATTACAAAGAGGTTCGCAAGTTGTTGGGGCTGGGGTTGTTTTTGAAAATGTGTATGACATTGATTTTGCATCACCTTATAATGCTCAAGGATTCCCAAATAGAATTAAAATACCAAACTTCAACGCTAATAACATATTAGTTAATTATACAATCACAAAAAGAGAAATCGTTGTAAATGGTATTACAAAAGTATTCAAGAGAGTTATTGGTGCTAATGACGTTAAACCATTTTTTGAGTTGTTTTTACCTGAAAAAAATGTGTTAGGTATAACAAGTGTTTTATTAAAGAACGGAACTCAATATACTAACATACCAACTACGGCAGAATTTTTAGGTGTTGAGAATAGATGGTATGAAGTAGACGCTTTGGCCGAAGATAGAGTTTTTATTGAAGACCCGACAAAAGTATCGGACCAACCTGGTATCAAAGTGGGTAGGTATATTCAAACACAAGACAGGTTTATTACTGAATACACACCTGAAGGATTTAAAAAAATGACATTTGGTGGTGGTACAAACACTGCTCAAGACCAATTAAATCAGTTCACAACTTTGGGTACTACATTAGAATTACAGAAATATACGAACAATTTTTCATTAGGTTCTACATTAACACCTAACTCTACTTTGTTTGTACAGTATAGAGTTGGTGGTGGATTGGCAACAAACTTAGGTACAAATGTTATTAATCAAATTGGTACGGTTTCATTCTTCGTTAATGGTCCATCTGAAACAACAAACTCTGCGGTAATCAATTCATTACGATGTGTTAACGTAACCGCAGCTGTAGGCGGTGCAGGTATTCCATCTTTAGAAGAAATTAGAAACTATGTATCGTTTAACTTTGCAGCTCAAAAGAGAGCGGTTACGGTTCAGGATTATGAATCAATTATTAGAAACATGCCAGCTCAGTTTGGGGCACCTGCCAAAGTCTCAATTACAGAAAACGATAACAAAATTTTAATTCAAATTTTATCATACGATACATCAGGTAAATTAACAAATATTGTTTCAAATACTTTGAGACAAAATATTGCCAACTACCTATCAAATTATCGTATGATGAATGACTACATATCGATATTTAGTGCTGAGGTTATTGACTTGAGTGTTGACGTTTCAATTGTTTTGGATTCGGCTCAAAACTCAGGACAGGTTATTTCAAGTGTGATTGATAAAGTTTCTGCATACTTTAACCCACAAACAAGACAGTTAGGTCAGAATGTATATCTGTCAGAGATAAGAAGTATTATTCAAAATACTAATGGAGTATTAACCGTTGCGGGATTGGAAGTATTCAATGAAGTCGGAGGACAATACTCTTCAGCGGAAACTTCAATGGAGTATGCCGACCCTGAGGTGAAATTGATTGCACCTGTTGACGATACAATATTTGCTCAACCATCACAAGTTTATCAAATTAGATATCCTGGTAAAGACATTAGAGTGTCAGTTAAGAACTTCCAATCAATTACTTTTTCTTAACAAGTTTATTTATTTTTTCTTTAAGTTATTATTTAATTGTGTGTGTAAACTTTAAAAATACCACATAAACTATTTATTAACTAAAGAGATTAATGGGTCAATCATATAGAATAAGAACTGAGTTAGGTATTACCAAAACAATCAATGTACAGTTAGACCAAGAGTTTGAACAATTGGAGATTCTATCTTTAAAAATTCAACAAGAAGATGTCTATAATAGAAATTGCGCTGATTACGGTGTACTTGTTGGTAGAGTTACTGCTAACAACGGATTTGGTTTACCAAACGCTAGAGTTTCTATTTTTATACCAATTTTACCTATTGATGAATCTAACCCAATAATTTCAAGTATCTATCCATATAAATCACCCGAAGATAAAAATGAAGATGGATATAGATATAATCTATTACCTTACGAAAAATCTTATTCTGTTCATGCGGCAACAGGAACATTACCATCAAGATTAGATTCTTTAACAGGTTCAACCGTTGTAGAAATTTTCGATAAATATTATAAGTTTACCGCTAAAACAAATGATAGTGGTGATTACATGATTATGGGGGTCCCTTTAGGAAATCAAACCTTAGTAATGGATGTTGATTTATCAGATATTGGTGAGTTTTCATTATCCCCGCAAGATTTGATTAGGATGGGGATAGCAACCGAAGCTCAAGTTGCTGGTAATACATTTAGAAGTTCAAACGACCTTAATTCTTTACCTCAAATAATTAATTTGGTTAAGACTGTTGAGGTGTCTCCATTATGGGGAGACCCTACTATTTGTGATATTGCAATAAATCGAGTGGATTTTGATTTACGTGACGAAGCAAATATCGACATACAACCAACTTCGGTATTCATGGGTTCAATATATTCTACTGCGGATAGTTTTAGGATTAGGAAAAACGCCAAACCCAAAGATAATATGGGAGACAAACAATAGACCAAGATATTAATGGATATCCTATTTTAGAACAATATGTTTTTGAACAAAATGGAAATATTATAGATGGCGATGGAGTTTGGCTTACAGAATTACCAATGAATTTAGACTATTATATAACCGATGAATTCGGTAATAAAATATTATCTAACGACCCAACAATTGGAATTCCAACAAAAGGAAAATATAGGTTTAAAATTAAATGGACCCAATCTACTCAGTTAACTGAACAAACAAGAAGACCTTACTTTTTAGTTCCGAATGTTAGAGAGTATGGATGGTTAACTGTAGGTTTAGACCCAAATTTCTCATCTTCACAAACGGCTAAAACACAATTAGCTGGTTCGTATTATTTTGGTTTAGATTGGTCAGGATATACTAATATTGATGCTGCAGTAAATTGCGAAGATACGTATTATCAGTTTGAGTACAACCGAGTATATACTGTTTCAGGATTAATTGATGAGTTTAAAAATGGTTCAAGAGGTAGATTCATTGGAATTAAAGAAATTGATGACAACTCTTGTGAAAATAATATTAATAAATTTCCTGTTAATGAAGGATTCAGAAACTTTGATTTAATATATTTTATATTTTCCATATTATTTTTGATTGTACAATACATAGGGATACCATTATTGGTAGTGTATCACATTATAGCATATTTCAGAAAACAAATTGGAGTAAATCCAATATTAAAGATTTATTTTCCAAAAATTGCTGAACTTACACAAGTTAAGCCAATTAAATTGCCCATGATAACTTATCCTGAATGTCAAGCTTGTGATTGCGGAACATCGTCTACACCAACTAATAACACAACACCTGTATTTATTCCTGACGCTGGAGTACTTACCCAAGTTTCAAATTCTGAGTTATATCTTACAAAGTTAGGTGAAGAATTTCCAAACAATATTTATGTTGATACTATGGCTTTAGCAATGGCAACTAATAGTTTAACTCCAAATAATCCTTTACTATTTAAAACCCCTAAAGGTACAAATATATTATATTCTTCAATTCAAAAACAAACATTACCAATTGGAGAACGAATTAATATTTTTAATTTAAGAAATAAATATTTTGAAAATATTAATAAAATAAAAGTGACATTTGCATCTGATGTAAATTTAAATTATCATTATGATAATACCCTGACAGTGTTATCAACCACAAAATTTGAATCTGGCACATTATTAACATTTATTGACCCAGAAAAAAGTACTGATAAAAATTACTTATGGACAGGTGCAACACCTGCAGGAACCGTTAAGGGTATTAATGGTACAATAGAGACTAATCAATTTAATATTAATGTTAATTATGCTGACCCAAATAACACAAACAATAGTTTAACAACGTTATATACTATACCATCAAATAACAACGTTCAGTGTGTTAATAGTATTACTGTAGATGTAACTGAATTAGGTACAATACAATATAGTGATTGTAACGGTAATGGTGTTATTTATAATGCAATAACTTTGGGTAGTCAAACAATAACAAATGATAATTGTATTGATATTACAGGTTTAGGTGGTACTGCAATTTTTGATGTTATAAATAGCGGGGACACTTGTCAGAAATATATATACCCTTCAGATATTGAATATTATCAAGTTTTGACAGCAATTACAATAAGTACTTCTGTTGTTAATGGTGTTACTGTTACTTTTGTTGAAAATTCCGCAAATAATGGGGGATTTTTTGAAGGGGTTTTACAACAAAATAGTATTATTGAAAATTATGAAAACCAAATAATTGGTTATCCATCTAACGCTAGTACTTTAGAAAGTACATTTAACTTAAATCCTACTACCTATTTAAATGATTTTAGTAGTCAGGTAATATTAATATTACAACGAGGGGTTGACCCATATTCCCCAAAATTGACGAATCAATATTCAATTGGGACTTTATTTGGAACTAATGATAGTGACCCTAATTGGACTTTTACCGCATCAACAAGATTAAATGTGCCAATACAACAAACACCTGTAGGGTCACCGACCTCAATTGCACAACACAATGTTCAGAATAATATATATTTTCAATCATATTTTTTTACTCCAGGAGTTTTAGGTTCTACTATACCTGGTTTACAGTACTCATCATATACTACAAGTAACGTAGGTTATTATGGGGCTTTAGATGGAATATCGACGGGTAGAGCAGTTATAGTTCCTGGTGCAACTTATACTTCACCAAGTGTTGTTAATCAAACACCAATTTATGGTACAACTAAAGGGGTATCAACTATAACCACAAACGTTTATTATGAAAGTGCGGTCTCAGTAAATGATTATGATACCGCTGAAGATTTGTCTGGAGGTGCGATACTTAGAGGTAATCCTTTAACGGTGTTTCCAGCAAACACATCGTCAATTCCTCAGACACAAACAAGTTATGGGCCATTTGGTACACTTTATTTTAGCCCAATCCTTTATCCGTCCTTAACAGGTACAAGTCAATTAAACATTACAGATTACTCAAGAAATATTATGAGAACTGATAGATTACCATCTTCAGATTACATTGACAGTGGTAACTTAAGAGGTAGCGTTAGTTTATTACAACAAAATTTAGGGTTTTCGGTTTATGTGTTTGACGGTGAGGAAATAAATTACATCACACCAGGGTACTCAACAGGAGCGTCACAAGTTACTCCAAATATTGTAGGTCAAGTCGCATCTACAAATGTATTAAATACTTTAGGTAATTGTCAAAACATGGTTGGGTTATCGTGTTATCAAGGAAAAGGAAACTCATTTAGTGTTAATTCGAACTGTGTTTCGAAAGACCCTGTTAAAAATGGGTGTTATTATTTTGTAGAAGACCCATTAAATATGGATGAAACTGGTAAAACATTACAGATAGATATTGATAATTTTAGTGAGTGGGCATATAGATTTAGATTTTTTTATGGGTTATGTAGAGGAGTTTTATCACAAACATTTACAAACAATTGGGTAAACGGGTCTTTATACGCATTCCCAATACAAGTTGATACTTTCTTTGACAATCAAAATAAACCACTACCTCCTGAGTTTGCAAAAGAATTGGTATATTTTGACGATAAAACAAATAATTTTTATTATAGGTCCTCACCTTATTTGTCAGGTTCTACTACGCAAAGATTTATTGGTAGACCAACAACTAACTTAACCAATCCATCTAATGAAAGAAATTTATTATTTCCAACAACTATAGTTAATTTAGGTATGAAAAGTGTTGTGTATCAAGAAACCACTCTTGAGGCATCCGCAAAGGCTTATGTGATGGATACTTTAAATCCTACAAGTTATTCTGACACTTCAGATTTGGTTAATTTATTTGTTATATCAAGAATTGCTAATAGTAGTTTTTTAGACCAAATACGTTTTACTAAAGATAATAGTTTGGACATGTTATTTAGTAGACCTGATAAAAAAATTGATGGGGATTTAGCTCAAAGTATGTCAATAAATTCTGAGTATGGTGTAATTCCATTTTCTCCCGAATTTTATGTTGCAAATGGCTCAATTAATGACCCTGTAGTAATTTTAGGTGGGGCATCAACAACAAGAATGGGAGTATTCTTCTCATCAACAACCATTGATTTACAAAATAAAGATTATATTACACCTGGCGTAATTAATTTTAGGCCAACAGCGAATTCAAATGCAATTACATATCCTTTTGGTATTAAATCTCAATATGTACCATTTTATCAATGGGAAATAAAACAACAACCACAAAGTGTTGTAAGTATATTTGGTTCTGAGATAAATAATTGGAAAACAAACCAAGCTTCTAATTTAAATAACTCAGGTATTTTTGGGTATAACTATCAATCGTTAAGTAGAAGAAATCAAAATCCACCAACTTATTTTATTGGCGCAAATAATACAAATGATATATATCAAAGAGGATATATATTTAATGTAAATTCTAGTGGAGGATATTCCTATTCTATGGCAGGAGTACCATCACAGTGCGTTAGATAAATTCAAAACAAAATATTCAATAAGTGAATAAATATACCATAATACCTAGTAGTCAAAAATACAAGTCAGCACCTTTTGTTGACCAAGAAATTTCGGTTACTTTAGAAAGTCAATCACAACTTATTGTTGAGTATGACCGAAGTCAAAGTATTAACTTGGCTCAAGTATATAACGATGAGAGACAATCATGTACGGTATTTAGACCAACATTTAAAATTACTTATTTATATGCAAATACTTACACGGGTACCACTGAATATAACCCATTTAAAAACACTCTATATTATATTGACCCAATACAATCTACTGTAAATGGTATTTGGAAAGGATTTCCTCAGTATTACGAATTTGATTTTTATAGACCAAATATTACTGACCAACATATCGATTACAAATCTAAAAGCGCTTATACGTACAATTGGACTTACTATATAAGTTATGCTTATAGTAATGATTATAGTAAACCACTATCATATGATTTAAATAATAGTTCATTTAATTGGGTTGCATCTGACGGGATACCATTTTCAATACTTAATCGAACTCAAAATGGTGCTAACGTGATTAGTTTTCAATGTATAGCACCACATGGATTAACAGTTGGTGAATATGTGGAATTATCATTCTTCTATAATCAAGTGAATTTATTTCAAGTGTATTCTTTAGGAACGGGTGAGTTTGATAGTGGTGAATATATTTTTAACATTTACAACTTTGGTTATACAGGAACTACTTTTGCAAATAGTGTGACAGGTTTATTCAAAAGAGTTGTCAATCCTGAAAATTTAGTTGAGACTAAATCAAAATATTATATAAGACAACATAAAATATTGACTAATGTTGATGAAACTATAATGACTAAAAATGGTTTTGAAAAAAATGTTTTTAATGAAGAAAGAAAATTTGAATATAGCTCAATCACTCCAAACCAAGTTTCAAGGATTTCACAAAAGACAAGTAGTAATTCATATAATGTTACGGTTGCTAAAGATTTGAATTTATTAAACGTGTTGGATAATCAGAAAAGACCTGTTAGTGAATTGTTTTTAACTATAATTAATAAGGGATATACAGGTTATTTTAATCAACCAAATAGTGGTATTGGGTTAAAACAAGGGTGGGAGTTTAATTTAACATCCCCTGTTAGTTCATGGTGGGATTTATTAAATAATCAATCAGATACTAGCATTCCAACATCCGCCTATACTTTGACTAATGGGGTAACTAAAACTTTCTACTACAATCAAGACCTTAAAAAAGATAATGTTATTGACGGTGATTTTTGTGAATGGAATGACTATGACCAATTGGAAAGAGTTATTTCACCATACTATCAAAAGATAAACTACAATCAGAATGTTTTTCAAACTACAAGTTTATACGACACAAACAGTCCAGGTTTCTATTATAAACCCCACACTTCAATAACTATTAGGGTATTTTCAGATTATATTGAAAGTGCAAATGTTGGACAAGTTGAAAACATCCCTTCATATTCTTATTACTCAGCATCCGACCAACAATTCAGATGGAGAGATTTATATAGTTATGGATTTAAAGATAATCTTGAAAGAGGTGTAGATTACCCATTTTTGAATAGTGCTCAATACCCATTTAAAGATTTAATTTTCAGGTTAATTCCTGAAGGTATAAACTACAACACACTTGGTGTTGCATACCCAATTAAACCATTGATAGATGAATGTGAATAAAGTTACAATTAGAAACAATGGATTTGTTGACAATCAACTTACAATTCCTGTGCAGTTTACTTGGGATTATTTGGGTCAAGACCAAAGTATCGAGGCATTTGAAACTGAAATTATTACTGAAGTAATTGGTGTTGGTAGGGATTTTGAGGTTAGTAGATTTGCTCATATGCCGATGACGGGTACAACAACTGAACCAACAGATATCAAATACGAGTTTTATTTTTATTCTGGTGGTTCTTTGGATTTGGAATCTAATTGGTTGACCGACTACAGAGCGGAAGGATTTACAACACAAGAGATTTATTATTATACAAATAATTTTTCAAACTCATTTTTCAAACTCGATTTGTATGATAATTTTGATGAAAAAAGACAAAAAAATTATATTACAATTATTATTCCAACTCAACAAGGTTTAACGATGAGTGCAATAATGCAAACAACTGATGTTACAATTAAAAAACCATCATTTGTTTTAGATTATGTTGGAGATAAAGAAGGATTTTTTATCTATTGGTTAAAGAAAAAGAACTTCTTGGACATTGATACTTTTTATATGACCGCAAAATTCTATGACGCAAAACGAGGATTTTTTACAAAAATGATGAATATGCCACAGTCTAGTCTATCAGGTAATAAATATGTTTTTGATAACTCACAGTATTTTTATTATAAGGTTCATCTTGATTATGACAAACAAGAATATCAAGTATTCAATATGAATCCAAATCAAACCATCTACTTAAATGATGGTAAAAGAGCGGGAACTCTGCAACCCATAAAATGGTATGAATATGTTAACCCATAATGGAAGATTTTTATAATATTATAATTTCCCCCGAAACAATTAAGGGTGATATTTTTACCGTTGACATGCAAGGTCAGAATGTCGGACCAAGCTATACTGGTGAAACTATTGGGGTTTATTCTGCAATGACCCAAATTTTGAGTGGTGGTACCGACGGTAGTTCTTTATTAACAGGAGTGACGATTCCAATATTGCAAAAGTTTTTAGAATTATCGAATTATATTGTAAATTGGGGTGATGGTACACCTGACCAAACAATAACTACGTACACACCAAATTCTATTTCACATACATACCCTGTTGCAAATGCCAAATATATAATTACATTAAAACAAACAAATCCTTGGGGGGTTACAAAGGTTCAAAAAACGATAACAACCCCTTATTCGGATGTTGTAATAAATAATCCAAATGGCGAGGCGTTTTTTATTCCTGCGGGGGGTAATTGGTTCGAAACACCAATCAGTTATGACTACATATTTTCAGGTGATGCGGTTAACGTGGTATCTGCTCAAACATCAAATAATTTTACAACGGTTCCATACACGGTTTCAGGACTAACTAAATCTAAACTTAATGAATTGTCAATGTATGGACCGTTTAAGTTCCAAGTCGGAGTACCTGTTATCAAGAATGGTCAGATATGGGGAGCGATAACTAATACTGCAACAACCTTTACCGCCTATACAGTTAATTCTGTTGATTACTATGATTACATAGACGGAACAACAATTTTTTTCGAACAATCCTCAGGATTTACTGAAAATAATTTAACATCAAGACCAATAACTAAAGAAGAAAGTCTAATCAAAGCTGTTGACCAACCACAAATTCAAACAGATGTTTTTGTTGAAAGAGGTAAGAACTCAGTATATGAAAGAATCCAAAGAATTGGTGAAGTTGACAATTTAGGTGATATGATTAACTACGGATATGGATTTTTTAACGTTGAAAAAAAGAACTAAACTATTTATAAGATAAAAAGATATGGCAATAGGTTCATACGGCACAATACGACCGACCAAGTGATGTCTCACCAGAAGACGTTCAGATTATTATGAATTATACAGCATCAAGGGATGTTACGGATAATTTTATCCTTACACAACTTGATGCACAAACAATTCTCAAGCCTTATTTCAACAATACTCAAACAGGTGGAAATGCTGGTGTTGAGGTATTGGGTGGATTATATAATTTAACATTACCCGCAGAACAGTTCAACGCTCTTGGGATTTACACACTTTATTTAAGGCCTGCTCAGATTAGAACACTAATTACTGACTGTGGTGTCTTAAATGCATTACCAAACGTAAAAGGAATTGTAATTGATATTACAAATGTACCAACACAATATCAAAACAAATTTGTACCTCAAGGTTTAGTTGGTTTTAGAGTTGAATACTTAAATCCTGATGGTTCAAAAATTCCAAATTTCTTCAGAGTTGTAACCTCATCGTTTTTTTGTGAACCTGTGGTAACTAATGAAACAAATACAACACAAAAAAGTATCAGATATAGATATGTTGAAGGAAATTCAAATTTAATTTTTTTAACGTTATCACCTTCATCATCACCAACAAACAATCCAAATTCAACTCCGTTTATTGGACAACCAAACCAAAATATTATTATATCTAATACATATTTTAATCCAATTACATTAGAAATAGAAATGGTTGAGTACGACGTATCGTCTCTTGCAATCGCGCTTTATGGTAACCAAACCAAATCCATTGATGATGGTATCTACACAATCTATGACTCTCAAAATAACATATATAGACAATACAACTTGTATGAAATTAGAGACCAATTTAATGCGTTACTTTATGAGGTTAGACAAAGTAGAGGTAATAATATTGATTTTAGTAAAAACTTCACAAACATAACAACTTAATGGCGGTAAACACAAAAAATACTAAGTTCTTTTACCCACCAAGACCTGGAAACGGTGCAGGTACTTTTTCCGACAACATTGTAGGATTACAAACTGTTGAGGGTGGAGGACTTACGCAAGGTAATTTTGAGTTTACAACGGGAGTAACTGAAAAAGTTAATAGAACTTTTAATGTTGGAGCGTTCTCAGAACCAATGACTTTAGACGCTATGAACATCGATAGTCTTGAACAGAGTCGAAGAATATTGGCAACACAATTTAGAGTTTATCCAAACTTCGACATCACACAAGTTCTTAACTTTTCAATGTACGGTTCATTGTCTGAAAGGTTCAGAGTATCAATTACTAAAATTATTAATTACTTTCCCGCAGCATTAGATATTCAATTTAGTAACAACGATTACATTACAGGTAATACCGCATATGATATTGTATATGATGTACAAGCTGACGAAACGTACCTTAAAGTTAATGTTGACAGAATTAAAAATCCATTTGACATTGATTATTCTATAAGTGCTGCAACCAATTTGGCGGCAAGTGAAATTTTAACTTCAAAATACAGAAACCTTAGTAATACCTATTTAGATTATTGTGTTAGTATTAATGATAACATTTATAAAGTTATATCGTTTACGCCATCACAGACACTATCGTCAGGTGAAATTGTATTTTATGTTTCAGGAGCACCTTTTGGAGTAACCGCGACTACAACTCAAGAAGAATTTCAAATAAGACCAAATGATTATATTGTTGATAAGACATTTCAAGAAGACTTTGATGAGGTTGAGAAATTTTTAGTCAATAGATTGGTTAGACCTGAATATACTGCGGTATTCCAAGTACCACAACAAAATGAATATGGCCAGACTTTTACGGATTATCAACAAGTTACATGGCCAAAAGATGGTGTGTGGAATTTAGATATTAGTTCATTCTTATTTGACTCTTATTTGGAGCAAATCCAAGCCATTGCTGTTAATCTTGATTCATTTAAAACAAATTTAATATCAAGGTTTTTAGTTTCTGATTCATTAAAAGAATTTGATACATTAGGTAGAAAAGTTGAAAAAATATTTCAAATATATGGAAGAAGTTTCGACCAAATTAAAACTTTCATTGAAGGTTTGGCTTACATGAATTCAGTAAACTACAATCCTTCGGATGACATACCATCACAATTATTGGTAAATTTATCACAAACGTTAGGATGGTCTTCAAATTTCTCGCCAATTACAAATGAAGATTTTCTGTCATCCGTTTTTGGTAATACCGCAACACCAACATATCCTGGTTACGCAAGAGCACTTACGCCAACAGAATTAAATTATGCTTATTATAGAAATTTAATTTTAAATGCATCTTACTTATTTAAATCAAAAGGTACTAGAAGGTCTGTTGAATTTTTATTAAGATTAATTGGGGCACCTGATTCATTGATTGAATATAATGAACACATTTATTTGGCTGACCAAAGAATTAATTTAGACCAATTCTATACACAATGGGCTCAGATATCAGGAGGAACTTACATCCAACAAACCCCAACTTACGCTCCAGGTCAAACATACAGTATTCAGGGTAATATATATTCCGCATTTACAACCAATTCAACTTATCAAGATGTGAACGTTACATTAGATGATTATCCTATTGATATCTTTGGATATCCAAAAGCACCTGTAAATACTGAAACATACTTTTTCCAAATAGGTGCGGGATGGTATGAAACAACGCCAGAACATAGAAGTCCTGATGCAGTAACAATTACTGGTAATGTTTTTACAGGACAGAACTTTAACATTCAAACTCAATTACAACCGTTTACCTATGGTCAAACTTATTTAAACAGGTTTAGAGATTTCCCTTACATGACTGAAGGATTTAAATTACAAAAAGTAGTCGATAATAATAAGCCATGGTTGTCTGATGACGACAGAGTTAGAATTTCAACTCAAGGAGATTATAACGCATATTA